TCCCTGCTTGTTGCGGAAGCCGTCGCGGCGAAGTTCGCGCGCCAAAACCGTGGCGGAGCCGAGTTCCACAAACCGCTCAAAGATGCGATGGACTGATGCGGCCTCGGCGTCGTTCACCAGCAGCTTGCGATCCTGCACATCGTAGCCGAGCGGCACATAGCCCCCCATCCAGATCCCGCGCTTGCGCGATGCTGCCACCTTATCGCGGATGCGCTCACCGATGACCTCACGTTCGAACTGAGCGAAGCTGAGCAGGATGTTCAGCGTGAGCCGCCCCATCGACGTGGTGGTGTTGAACGACTGCGTGACCGACACGAAGGTGACACCGTTGCGGTCGAAGACCTCGACCAGCTTGGAGAAATCCATCAGCGAGCGCGACAGCCGGTCGATTTTGTAAACGACCACGACATCAATCAAACCATCGTCGATGTCGGCAAGCAACTGCTTGAGCCCTGGGCGTTCGAGGTTGCCACCAGAAAAGCCACCATCGTCGTAGCGGTCGCGGGTTGCCACCCACCCCTCGGACTTCTGACTGGCGATATAGGCCTCACAGGCCTCTCGCTGCGCGTCGAGGGTGTTGAACTCCATGTCGAGCCCTTCTTCGGTCGACTTACGCGTGTAGATGGCGCAGCGCAGACGACGGTTGGGGCGGGTGTTAATGTCCATCATGCTTCCTCCTGCTTGCGTTCACGCAGACCGAAAAAGCGATACCCATTCCAGCGCGTTCCGGTGATGGCGCGGGCAACGGCCGAGAGTGATTTGTATTTGCGGCCCTGCCAGTCAAAGCAGTCCTTAAGGACGGTCACCGTATGCTCGACGCCATCCCATTCGCGCAGGAGTTTCGTTCCGACCACAGGATTGCGGGGATCGGCGATCTGATGTTTGCGGCGGGCGTGGCCTTCGACCTCGTCGGCCAGAAGATCCAGCATGCGGCGGGTCTCTCGATCTGGGCCGCCGTATGTCAGCTCCTGGATCCGATAGGCGAGGCGAAGCTCAAGAAATGCCCGGCTGTTGTTCGGCGCCGAAGTGCCAATCAGCTTCTCCCATTCGGCTTTAAGTTCCTTGACCGACATGGCTTTCAAAGCGGCCAGGCGAGACAATGCCGTCTGATCCAAACTAGGATTTTGTCCCGGCAGTGTTGGGGTTATCTTATTGTGGTGCTTCATCAATTCCTCCGATGCGGATACGTTTTGCACGACGACCACCGCTCTTTCGGGGCGAGAAGTCCACGAAACTGTCTCCGTTCTCAGAAGATAAATCGCTGGACTGTTCGACGTTCAGGCGAACCACAGCTGCAGCGAGGATGCGGCCAATTTCTTCGAGGCGCGCGTCTGCTGACATGCGCTCAGGGCATAGGGGATTGGGACCCGAAATCGGGCCTGATGTGTTTTTGGGCATGGCGACTTTTCGCGATTGAGATGATGGCCAAAAGGTATCTCAAAATACAGAAAAGACAAGTAAATCAATGCTTTGAGGACAGATGCGACTTGCGCGTAAAGCCGCGTATCTCTGCGTAATGAATATACGAGTACGCGGAGTGCCGATCGTTGCCGCTGAGCCGAATCAGCCTGTCCGTCCATCCATGAAATTGTCGAACGTATCGACGGTCTGCTCTTCTTCCAGCTCGGCCATCTCCCATCGGGATGGTGCGCGGTCAGGATAAAGCAGCAGCGAGATCGTCATTTGGTCGTTGCTGGGCGAGAACACTGTCATTTCATGGACGGGCTCAGACCCCAACCAGACACCTGCGGGGTGGAGGTGACCATGGCGACCAGTATCCCAGTCCACGTCCTGCGCGGCCAAGGAGGCGGCTGGCAGTTCCGTTACTGTTTGGCGTGCGCGATAGAAGACGCCGGATTTCAACAACGGATCGCTGGACCATGCCCAGTCGATGAAGCCTTCCTTGCCAACCACGATCATCGCCCGCTTGTCTGTTATGGTCATCCATTTCAGGATCGCTGCCGTCAGTGACACGGCGTAGCGGTCGGCCAAATCAGTCATCAGATCGATATCGATGACCCGGCCTTTGATCTGCTCACGAAAATCATCCAGCGGCATCAAAAGGTAGGAGGCGAAGGTGTTTGCTTCCCCTTCGATTTTATTCCGCCCCTCATCCCAGTCAGCCATGTTGCGATTGGTGCATTCGAGGCCGTTGGGATTGGTCTGCCGGTGCAGCAGGTAATGACCCAGTTCATGGGCCAACGTGAAGTTCCGCCGTCCCGACGAACGGATCGTGTCGTTGTAGATTATGCCCCACTCTCCGGAACCGTCAGGGTTCGGCATCAACATGCCCTCGACGCCTGTAGACAGGTCAAGGCCGCCGACCATAGTTATCGGTGCATCTGGAAATACCTGACGCGAAAAATCCTGCGCTAGTGAGGCCACATCGATTGGAAACCGTGGTAGCCCATGCGCTGCCTGATGCAGCGACAGGATTTGGGTTAGGCGGATTGCCCAACCCTGTGGCGTCGTGGGCAGACTCAATCCTTCTTTCCCCACGCATCAATCATCTGATTGATTTTCGCTTGGTCATCCGGGTCAAGCTTGCTGAATTTGCGGAAGAAGGCCTCCTTCAGGACTGCGTCTCCGGGTTCTGCGCTTTCGTCGAGGAGGTAATCAGTGGTGACCTCTAGGGCCTGTGCGATGCGGGTCAGCTTTTCGCCGGAAGGCTTGCGTGCGTCGCGGTTTTCCAACTCCCAAATGTAGCTCTTGCTCGATTCGGTCAATTCCGCGAGCTTGTCGAGGGAGTATCCCTTTTCCTGGCGGTGGCGCTTCATCTTGGCGCCGAGGGACGTGGTCATAGTATCATCCTTGTTTTCCTTGGTTGTAGGAAGCTTGTTCGGTATGCCGAACAAAAACGTGCCGCGCAAGTAGACTTGGCGGTTTGTTCGGTGTATATCGAACATTACCGTATCGCTTTGCGCTGATTCCCTCATACTCCTCGCCAGAAAGGGCTCCTATGACTGCTATCGCCTCCTTCCTTCGCAAGACCCCCGTCACACGGTTGCATGACTATTTTACCGGCTCCGGGTTCACATCCCTTCCACCGGTCGATTGGACCAAGCCCGAGGCGGAGCTCGTCGAGCCGCTGATCAAAGCTGTCGACGACATGGACGACCGTGAAAAACAACGCGTTGTCATGAATGCCAGTCAGGTCGCTGCTCTCGCGGACGAACCGGGCCAGAATGCGCTGCAGAATGTCGTCATCAACCGGCAGGTGTTCGACACGCTGGAGGGGGCTAATAATCGTTCGCTGTGGGTGTTTCTGAATGAACCAGACCAGTTTCGTAAGGCTGAAGAGGTCCGCTACAATGATGAACGGCGCCGTGGACGGTCATGGAGCGGCTTTGAAGTGGAAAAGGACCGCGTGGTCCGCCGGGATGCTGCATCGGTAGCTGACTTCACCAAGGCAATCCGCGAGCGTTTCGACACGCCGCATGTTCATGTCGATGTTTTCGACCGGCACCGCGTCATCCTCGATGATCAAGAATGCGATCTCGTTCAGGTCGCTATCTATCGCGAAGGGCGGCCGGAGGACATGCTGGGCTTCGACGCGAACAGCACATTGTCCCGCCGCATCGTGAAGCCGGTTTTTGAGGCTGCGCTGACTTACGAAGCGGATACCGGCGTCATAGAGGTGGTGGCCAATACAGTTGCAGACCGGAGGGATCTCACTGCCTACATGGCGCGGGACCTGCTTGGGATCGACTTCGAAGAAAAGCATATACCGCTGCGGGAATATGATCTTCGGATGCTTTTGAAGCCCTTTGACTTCCCGACTGACGTTGATGACGGCATCGCGGACGTCACCGTGAAAGAATTGCGTCTTATGGAGGTTGGCCAGCCTAACGAACGGATCATCCTCGAATCCATGTCGGGTGCCGACCGCACGGTGTGGGAAATGGCAGAAGAGAGGATTGGGCTCGACATTGGCGGTTCTGAGTATTTCCTGTCCGTTGCATCTGAAGCGCCTGAATGGATCGTCACGCGCGCGCGGTTCACAATCAAGTTTCAGCCCGGCCCGAGCGGCGGGCGGGGCAAATCGTTAACGCTGACGGTGACCATGCCACATGGCTGCAACTTGAAGGACATGACCCCGCATGAGCGCCTGATCGGCGACAAGTATCTGCGCCGTTGGGGCATTCTGACCGACAGCTCCGACATCGGTGACCTCATTGACTAAGCGGGCGGTCGATATGCTGCTGCAGGTCGTTGAAACCCGCACCGCCAAGGTGCAGGCATCGGTCCTGCGGCAAGTTTCACCTCGGGCAACGGATCAGTTGCTCGAGGCCAAGTTGATGGTCGCGTCCGGACATATCCCGGTCGTCACCGCTATGGATGACTACGAAGACGAGCCCATCCCTGCAGAGTGGTGCGCCGAGCGCAGGCAGTATGGATACAACAACTGCATCGGTCGGTCGGTTGCGGTCGATGCCAAGGAGATCGCAGCTCTTGCAGTTGATTACCCGCTGCTCTTCGCGAAGATGCTGGTAGATTTCGAGCGCGCTGCCCCGGCGCGCCCGATCTCGTTGATCGATAGTGTCGCCTGGGACATTGGCACCATCCAGCTCAAGGGGGCGAAATCCCCCGTGCCGGTCTGGTTCGCACGTCGGCTTTCAGATCCTGCGGTGTGGAAAAAGGTTGGTGCTCTCCTCGAACGCAGGCCGCCTGACGAGGTCCGTGTCATCCTGACGTCCACACCAGGCGATCGCCTCCCTGTTGCTGCGGGTAAGAAGGACATCGTCATCAGCCTGACCGATGTGGCCAAAGCGGCTGGGAAGCTGGCCATCTCACCTCAGGCCGTCGGCGCTAGGGTCTTCCCGGGCGAGGCGCAGCATCGTTTCCCGATTGATCATTCGGATGATTGCGGGATCGTCTGGTATCGGGGTGAAACTCTCACGTTCCGCGGGGACAAACAGCGTCGGTTCTTGGAAATTCTGTTTGCGGCCTATTGGTCAAAGTCACAAGTCCTGCGTCTTGCCATTGTTCTGGAAGAGGCTGGCTATGGTGGTCAAGTGAACACACTGAAAAAGGCTTTTGGCCGCGACATCGACAAATGGCGTTTCGTCAAGGTCGAGAACGGAAACTGCTGGATCGATCCCTGATCCTGCCCAACGTTTTTCTATGAAAAGGCCGCCCTTTGGGGCGGCTTTTTTCATTTTCAGGCATCTAACTTCGCTGCGTCCCAGTTTGCCTCCCGGTTGCCTCCACGGTGCCTCCCAGCCCCTCGGCCATGGTGATCCCGCAAGTGTTCGCAAAAACCACAAGGAGGTTCACATGGCGCTAAGACACCTTTCCCAGATCGAGCTGGCGGCTCGCTGGAACATTTCACATCGCACGCTGGAGCGTTGGCGGTGGACGGGCGAAGGCCCAAAATTCATCAAACTCGGTGGCCGGGTCATTTACCGGCTCGAAGACGTCGAGGCTTTCGAGGTCGAGCAAATCCGCGGCTCGGACCACGAGCCCCACCGCCCAATGTCGGCATAAGGGAGACGAATATGACAATTTCTAACCACATCACACTGGCCGATATCCACCACATGCCGGTTGGCCAAATCGCGGCACTGCCCGCTGATCAGCTGGCAATGCTGAAGGAGGCGGCTGATCAGCAGCTCACCCAGGCCAAAACAGTCTTGGATTGGCTCGATGGTGCAATCGCCCTGAAATACGCCGAGCGTGCTGCCGAATGCCGCTCTAAGGCAGGCAAGGACACCGGCACGATCCGCTTCGAAGATGGCGACGTCACAGTGATTTCGGACCTGACCAAACGGATCGATTGGGATCAGGCGCAACTCGCCCAGATTGCAGAAAACATCGCCTCGGCTGGCGAAGACCCGGCCGAGTTCATCGAGACCACGTTGAAGGTGTCAGAGCGCAAATACACGGCGCTGCCAGAAAGCTGGCGCAAAGGTTTTGAGCCTGCGCGTACGGTCCGGACCGGCAAACCCAAGTTCCGCTTGGTGCTGGGCGAGGAGGTGCGCTGATGGCTATTTCTCTTGCATCTCTTCGCACCAGTTCGGTGCTCCAACCACCGCGTATCCTGATCCACGGCGTAGCCGGGGTCGGCAAATCCACCTTCGCGGCTGACGCGGGCGCGCCGGTGTTCATCATGACCGAGGATGGTCTTGGCAAACTGCAGGTCCCGCATTTTCCGTTGGCGACCAGTTATGCCGAAGTCGCGGAAGCGCTCGAGGCATTGCTGGAGGAAGATCACGACTACGGCACGGTCGTCGTTGACAGCGTCGACTGGCTGGAGCCGCTGATCTGGGCTGAGGCGTGCAAACGCAATGGTTGGCAGTCGATCGAAACTCCGGGCTTTGGCAAGGGCTTCGCAGAAGCGCTGACCATTTGGCGGGAATATCTCGATAAGCTGAATGCGCTGCGCGACCGGAAAGGCATGGTGGTCATCCAGATCGCCCATACCGACATCAAGCGGTTCGATAGCCCCGAGCATGAGCCTTACGACCGGTATGTGATCAAGCTGCAGACCCGCGCCTCTGCGCTGCTGCAGGAGCATTCTGATGTGGTGCTGTTTGCCAACTACCAGATCTCGGTCGCCAAATCCGATGTCGGCTTCAACAAGAAGGTGACCCGGGCGCTCGGGTCCGGTGCGCGCGTTATGCACACCGAAGAGCGTCCCGCGTTCCTCGCCAAGAACCGTTACGGCCTGCCGGACACTCTGCCACTTTCGTGGTCAGAGTTCCTCGCAGCCATGCCCCAATCCCAATGATTGCCTTGAAAGGATACGACCATGGCACGTTTTGACACGTCCTTTGACGCCACCAGCGTTGAACCCACCACCCCCTATGAGCTGCTGCCCGCAGGTAAATACCGCGCTCAGATCGTCGAGAGCGAAATGCGCGTGACCCGCAACGGTATGGGCCAGTTCCTCTGGCTGATGCTGGATATTTTGGACGGCCAGCATAAGGGCCGGAAGATCTTTGATCAGCTGAACCTGGTGAACCCGAACCCCACCACGGTCGAGATCGCACAGCGGACGCTGTCGGCAATCTGCCATGCGACGGGCCGGATGCATGTCAGCGACAGCGAGGAACTGCACCTGATCCCGATGACGATCCAAGTGAAGATCAAGCCGCCAAAGAACGGCTACGGCGAGAGCAATGCCATTGCTTATTTGCCGCCTGAAGGTGGGGGCGCCACGGCCGCTGCGGCAAAGCCTGCTGCAACCCCAGCATCACCGCCCTCAACGCAAGCCGCTTCCGCGCCGCCCAAGATGGCCTCCGCGCCCTGGAACAAGAAGGGCTGATCATTCGCGCCGCTCCGCATCCCTGACTGACGGGGCAGCGCCCAAACCCATCTGAGGATATTCCTATGACTGACCTGCATAACGCGGCCCCTCGGGCCGTGATCAGCTCCGGCTTGCCTGATGACCAGCGCCGGTTGATCGAACTCGACGACGATATTGCCAAGATCCGCACGCAGATTGCGACTGCTGATCTGGCGCGCCAACGGGGGCAAAAGCCCATCGACCCTGACTGGTTTCACCGGGCGCGCACCGCGCTGCGCCACCTGTGCCGCGAACGGTCCGAGTTGCTTGCCAAAGGTACCGGCCGTCGTCGCCGTGAAAAGCTGAAAGATGCTCTGATCGGCGTCCTGCGCGAGCGCCATGACCCTGATACTTGGAGCGGCATTCTGGCCGAGGCCCAAGCCCGCAGCGAACGGGAGGGTTTGTGATGGCCGATCTTCCCGCACCACCCACACCGACACTGACGGCGATCTACGCTGATTACGAGGCCCGCCAGGGGGCTGGCTTCCGTGACCATCTCGGCGCATCCATCATTGGTAAATCTTGCGCACGCGCGCTCTGGTATGATTTCCGCTGGGTGACGCCGTCACGCTTTTCCGGCCGCCTGCTGCGTCTGTTTGAGACAGGCCAGCTGGAAGAGGACCGTATGGTGCGCAACCTGCGCGCCACCGGGGCCACTGTTTTGGAGCTAGACCCTGAAACAGGACGGCAAATCCGCGTGGAGGCCCATGGCGGTCATTTTGGCGGCTCGCTGGATGGCGTCGCCCTCGGTTTGCTCGAGGCCCCGAAAACCTGGCATGTGCTGGAATTCAAAACGCATGGCGTCAAGAGCTTCACTGAGCTGACCGCCAAGGGCGTCGTGCTTTCCAAGCCGCAGCATGCCGCGCAGATGCAGATCTACATGCACCTGACCGGTATCACCCGCGCGCTCTACATGGCGGTCTCCAAGAACACGGACGCGCTGCATATCGAACGGGTTGAGGCCGATCCTGCCATGGCCGAACGCCTTCTGGAAAAGGCTGGCCGGGTTATCTTTGCCCAGCACCCGCCTGCGCGTATCAGCGAAGATCCGGCTTGGTTCGAATGCCGGTTCTGTGATCACCATGGGGCTTGCCACGAGGGTGGCGGTGCCGCTGTAACCTGTCGGTCATGCCTGCATGCGACGCCTGTCGATGGTGGATGGCACTGCGCGCGTCATGACAGAATGCTGTCGCCTGCTGAGCAGCGGGCCGCCTGCGGCAGACATCTCTTCATCCCCGATCTCGTGCCGGGTGAGGTCATCGATGCGGGGGACGACATTGTCACCTACCGCATGAACGATGGCGCCTCTTGGTCAAATGACGCCCGCAATACGGAGGCTGCGCCATGCTGACCCTGCGCCCATACCAAGAAGCTGCGATCTCTTCGATCTACGACTATTTCCAGACCAAAAAGGGTAACCCTTTGGTGGTGATCCCGACGGCTGGCGGCAAGTCGCTCGTCATGGCGTCCTTCATCGAAGGGGTGCTGAAGGCTTGGCCTGATCAGCGCATCCTGATCGTGACCCATGTGCGCGAATTGATCGCCCAAAACCATGCCGAGATGATCGGGCTTTGGCCTGAGGCACCGGCCGGCATCTATTCGGCGGGCTTGGGGAAACGTGAGGCGCAGGCCCGTGTTTTGTTTGCAGGCATCCAATCCATCCATCGCCGCGCCCATGAAATCGGCCACACCGATCTGGTGTTGATTGATGAGGCCCATCTGATCCCGGGCAACTCCAGCACGATGTACAGGCGCTTTTTTGGACGCCCTGCAGGTGATTAATCCCGCGCTGAAGGTGATCGGGCTCACGGCCACGCCGTTCCGAACGGGCAGCGGTATGCTGCATGAGGGGAAGGACGCACTCTTCACTGACATTGCCTATGAGGCGCCGGTGCGTGATCTCATTGACGCAGGGTTTCTGAGCCCACTGATCTCGAAACAGCCTGCCACGCGGCTGGATGTCTCGAAGGTTGGTACACGTGCAGGGGACTTCATTGCCCGTGATCTGGCAGCCGCAGTCGATCAGGACGCGACGACGCGTGCGGCCGTTACCGAGATCATCACCCATGGAAAAGACCGCAAATCCTGGCTGGCGTTCTGCTCAGGTGTGGATCACGCACGCCATGTGGCCGAAGAGTTCGCGCGTCAAGGTATCACCTGCCGCACGATCTTCGGGGACACGCCAAAGGAGGAGCGCGATGCCATCATCGCGGCCTTCAAGCGCAGTGAAATCCGCGCACTGGCCTCGATGGGGGTGCTGACGACCGGGTTCAACGCGCCCGCCGTCGATCTGATCGCACTCCTGCGCCCGACCAAATCTGCAGGGCTTTATGTCCAAATGGTCGGTCGCGGCACGCGCTTGGCTCCGGACAAGGAAAACTGCTTGGTTCTGGATTTTGCAGGCAATGTCCGCCGCCACGGGCCAATTGATTTGGTGCGCCCCAAGCGCCCAGGCGATGGCGGGGGTGGTGAGGCACCCACAAAGGTCTGCCCCGAGTGCGACAGCATCATGGCGCTCTCGGCGACGGAATGCCCTGATTGTGGCTATGTCTTTCCAGCACGTGAGGTGAAGATCGCCCCCACAGCGGCCACGCTCCCGGTTTTGTCTCCGAAGGTCCAATGGCTGTCAGTACATGGTGTGTACTACAGCCGTCATGACAAGCGCGGCGGGCGCCCCTCAATGAAGGTCACCTATAGCTGCGGGCTCAAGTCCTACAACGAATGGGTCTGTGTCGAGCATCAGGGCTATGCGCGCCAGAAGGCGCTCGAGTGGTGGCGCAAGCGCGCGCCGGGCTTCCCGATGCCGCGCACTGTCGACGATGCCATTGCGCAGGCGGGGCAACTGACCCGGCCAACCGCGATCTCGGTGCGCCCTTCTGGCCGCTTTCTTGAAATCTCCGGCTACAGGTTTGATCCATGCGCCACATCAACTCCGGCGTCTGCGCCGTCTGCCACCGGGAACCTCGCGGGTTTGGTTGGTTCAACCCCGCATTCATTGTCTCAGACCCGCGGCGGGACCAAAGCC